GGAATACGACGAGACCAACAGAGATTGTGCGACCGTCGATTTCTTTCTTAAGAGCTTAGTGAAAATGAAGGTTCAAGCGCAATCACCTCTCGAGAGCGAAAAGGCGGGTCAGGGCATAGCGGCCCATTCGAAAACGATCGTTGCGATGACAGGAGCAATTTTTCGCGCGTTGGAAATGGCAATAACTATGAGTTTGAAAGAACGGGTTTGTTTCGCCAATGGTGAAGATGAATCAAAATATGCAATGCTGGCTCAAGCTTGGCTGAAGGACGACAGCATTAACATCGAGGCGGATGCTGTTGAATTTGATTCATCGCAAGGTCGGATTACGCGTGCTGGGGAAGCGATGATATGTGAGGTATTCGGCATTGCCAGGTGGTTTTGTTCTTGGTACTATCAACAACTGAGAAATAACCGAATGTTTAGAGCTATTGGGTTATTTAAACAAGCTGTGGACAATAAGAAAGATTCAGGCGCAGCGGACACACTGCTAGGAAACATCTTCGTTACTGCGTTGAGTATGGCCTATGTCATCGTTTGGACCGAGTTGCACATGTTGCTGATTAAAGGAGATGATAATGTAACATCAGGATATGGTGTCTCCGTTGACCAACTTCGTCTCAAAGAGCTCGAAAACATGGGATTGAAGTGGAAATTGAAGAAAAGTCCTGTAGCTCAATTTTGTAATAAGTTCTACACGAGGAAAGGTTGTTATCCGGACTTGATTAATCGTGTCGGGAAACTGTATTCAAGATTCTACGAGTCCATTGATGATGTTGTCAAATATCAAATGGCTGTCAAAGATCAATTGGCATGCATCAAAACAGTCGAAGATGTTAAATGGGCCATTCACGCGAACAACATGTATTATCCAGAGGTAACCTGTGAAGAGTTTGGATTTATACATGACATGATGGACCATTTTACCAAACGGGATCCTGGCGTTATACTCCGGGATTGCCAAGCAGTTACTCTGCAGTTTATTAAATCGGAGCAGCCAAAACCATGCGAAATGGGTCTCGACGCTTTAACACTGCCGTGGGATGTAGGACGTCAAGCGTTAGGGGCTAGATTCTTTAAGTAGTTATAATTTTAATTATTTACTTACTTCCTGTCTTTGCAATTGTCAAAATGTCTTCCTATTTGGAAATGTTCAACAAACTGCGTGAGGTGAGGGAGCAAGTAAAGAGCTACGGAAATGTATTTAATAGTGAAAATCGTCCAAATTATCGTCCATTGGCTCTCGAAGCTGATAAACTTCGGAAAGCGATGGATACTCAATTGGCTTCGTTTATTTCTAGTGTTAAACTTTTGGCTGATAAATCTGGTGGATACGATCGTTCCGATAGGAGCCTACCCGACCTGGACGGTGAAGAGTCAGAGTCGGAAGACTTCAGTCACTGGGACATGCGACGAGGAGACGATGAAGCCCAATCATGGTGGAGATCAA